TGGCCGCCAAGCCCTGGGGGGCGCCTTGGGCGAAGGAATGGGGATGGCCGGCGGGAAGGTCTTCAATACCCTGGCCAAGGGCGGGCTACCGAGCGCGATCACGGGCATGACGCCAGAGAGCCGGCGGCTGGCCGAGATGCTCTATGGGGCCGGCGGCAGCGCGCCCTACGCCAGCGCGGCGCCCGGCATGCGCTCCCTGGCCTGGGACACCAGCCTCATGGAGAACCTCGTCGGAAAGGAGAACAGCCAGACCAACGCGAACCGCTTGGCCATCATTCGGATGATCGCGGGGCGGCTGAAGCAATCCGGGGTTCCCGAGAACCGCCTAGAGGAGACCACCCGCCGCGTATTGACCGGCCAAGTGCCGGGGGAAACGCTCGGACAGGATATCAAGCAGGCGGTTCAGCGGTTCGGCGCGGAGCAGGCGGAGGGCGCGGCGACCGCCCGAGGCGTGGCCGAGCGGATGATCCAACAGGACGAAGCGGCCCTCGGCAAAGGGCGTTCCTCCGTGGACCGGAGCGACTTGGCGGAGGCCTTCACCAAGGACGCCATCGCGGCCCGTTCCGCCGTCAGTCAGGAGATGGCGCCCAAGTTCGCGGCCAACGACGCCAAGGCCGGCGGCCCCAACATCGCCCCCACGAACGCCAGCAAGGTTGCGGCGGATGTCCTGTCCGCTCTCCCGAAGGGGAAGGACGGACAGCCGATCTTCGCGACGGCGGAGCGGGAAGGCGCCGTTCTCAAGACGCTTCAGAACCTAGCCGGCGTCGGGGGCACCGCCGAGGGCGAAGCGCCCCACCTCTTCTCGCTGGGCGACATGGCCCGCATTCATTCGGTTCTTCAGCAGTGGGGAACCTCCCGAGACCTCGTGCCGGGGGTGTCCAGCCACATCTTTCGCAAGATGGCGCGCGCCGTGGAAGAGGATATCGACGCGGCGGGGGCCAACGGATCGCTCAATCCGGCGGTCCTCGCCGAGCGCAAGGCGCTTCTCGGCCAATGGAAAAACGAGATGGCGCGCTTTGATAACGCCATCATCCGCCGGCTGACCCGCGCACCGGGAGAGGCCGGGTACGTCAAGCCGGAACAATTCGTGGACGTGGCGCTCCGGTACCCCTCGCAGGCGGAACGGGTGTTGGCCCTGGCGACACCGGAGACGCGGAAGAAGTTCTCGGACGCGATGTTCCAAGACCTGATCGAAGAGGCTCGCGATCCCTCCACCGGGAAGCTTCGGGGCGCCAACCTCCTCCGGGCCTACCGCCGCATTGAACCGATGGCCGGCCAGATGTTCGGGAAGGACGCCCCCCGGCTCAAGCAGATGGTGGAGCGGGTCGGGATGCGCGACGGCGTGATTGAGATCCCGAAGGACGGCATTGGGAAGGATGCCTTCGTGGACCGCCTGGCGGAAGCCACCGCCCATGAGCAAAAGCTGAGCATGATGAAGGAGAGCGACCTCTTCGGCCAACTCCTCCGCCCCGACTTCTCGGAAAGCCTGGTGTTCGACCACCTCGTGCGGGGCGGCGATACCGCCCGGCTCGAACGGGCCATGGATTTCCTGGAGAAGCGGGACAAGCCGACCGCCGACGCGCTCCGCACCCACGCGCTTCAGCACTATTTGTCCAAGGCCTTCGCCGAGGATGTCTCCGGTAAGCGCGCGATGAGCGGAGCCACCCTCTACGCGGAGATGAATCGTCTCAGCCCGCGCCAACAGGAATTGCTTCTTCCGGGGGGCGCCCAAGGACTTCGGGACATCGCGGGGGCCATGGAACTAGCGTTCCCCTCGACTGGGCGCAATGACGTGGGCGCCGTGCTGGCCGCCGCCAGCATCAAGGCGCACCTCCCCGTGACCGCGCTCAAATGGGGCAAGGCGGTCACGGTGGGCTGGCTGATCAACCACCCGAACGTCTCCCGGTACCTGCTGTTGGGCTTGAAGGGAAACGAACGGGCACGGGAGATCGCCGACCGGTCCATGGCCGCCTGGGTCAAGGGCGCCGCTCAGCCGGTCATCGAGCCGTGGTCCCGGTTCGTCCAGGACCCAACCGTATGGAACCTCCTGTCCGCGCCCACAAAGACCGCGCTCATGTCGGTTGGCATCGGGCTGAAAGCGGCGGTATCCAAGACGGCCCGGAGATCCTACGATGCGGCGAACCGGACGTTGCTCGAACAGCACTACCGGAAACCCGTGGAACAGGAGACGCCCCTTGAGAATTCTGATCGTTGACCGGGGCGCCTACGCGCTGGATTGGGCGCTTCGTTGCGTCGCGGACGGCCACAAGGTCAAATGGTTCCGCAAGAATGACGAACGGACGTGGAACATCGGTCGGGGGATGGTCGATATCGTCGATGACTGGCGGGATTGGGCGCGGTGGGCCGACCTGATCTTCCTGCCCGACAACACGCTCTACCTGTACGAGGTGGACAACTGGCGGCGGACCTTTGGAACGCCGGTCATTGGGCCGACCCTCGCCTCCGCCGCGTTGGAGTTGGACCGGGACGCGGGCATGAAGCTCCTCAAGCGCCATGGCGTGGCCGTACCGCCCTTTCGCACCTTCACGCGCTATGACGACGCCATCGCCTTCGTGAAGCGGGAGGGGCGGCGGTTCGTCTCGAAGCCCTGCGGCGACGAGCCGGACAAGTCGCTCTCCTACGTCTCGAAGTCCGCCGCCGACATGGTCTATATGCTCGAACGCTGGAAGAAGGCCCAACGCCACAAGGGCGCCTTCATCATGCAGGAGTTCGTGGGCGGAACGGAGATGGCCGTGGGGGGCTGGTTCGGCCCCGGCGGCTTCCAGGACGGATGGTGCGAAAATTGGGAATTCAAGAAGCTGATGCCCGGCGACCTGGGGGTGGCGACCGGCGAGCAGGGGACCGTCCTGCGGCAGGTGGATAGCTCCCTGCTCGCGGATAAGGTATTGGCGCCATTGGAGGAGGGGCTTCACAGGCTCGGCCACACGGGCTATGTTGACGTGAACTGCATCATCGATGACGAGGGGACGCCCTGGCCCCTCGAATGGACCATGCGCCCCGGCTGGCCCCTCTTCAACATCCAGCAGGCGCTTATCGAAGGAGATCACGCGGAATGGCTGGGCGCCCTGGCCGACGGAAGCGCCTCGAAGCCCTGGCTCAAAAACAAGCCAGCGGTGGGGGTAGTCCTGTCGATCCCCGATTATCCCTACAGCAAATTCACGCGGAAATCCGTGACTGGGATACCCATCTACGGCCTGACGAGCCGGAACCTCCCGCACATCCACCCCTGCGAGATAATGTTGGGGGAAGCCCCGATGGATGTGGACGGGAAGGTGGTCCACGGCCCCTGCTGGGTCACGGCGGGGGATTACGTTCTGGTCGCCTCGGGGGTGGGGGACAGCGTAACGTCGGCCCGGAACAAGGTTTACCGGACCCTCAAGCAAATCGAGATACCCAACAGCCCCATGTACCGAACCGACATCGGAAACCGGCTGTCCAAGCAGCTCCCGTTGATCCAGCCGCAGGGATACGCGGAGGGTCTGACCTTCTGACGGATAGCGCCGCCTTCAACGAGGTGGCGACCCTGGCCCTTAAGCGGGCGCTGGAGATCCTTCAGATAGATCCATCTCCCTACGCCGAGAAGCCGGAGTACTTCCGTCTGCTGACGCTTCAGAAGGAGGTGGCGGCTTCCGTCTTAGGCACGGTGGCCCGGATTGACGAAAGCCGCCTGAAGGGGATCAAGAAGGACCGGATGGCCGAACTTCTCGACGCGATAAAGGCTGCTGAGGGCTGACGATCCGCCGTATCAGGTCCAGAACGTCCAGGAGGTTCTTCAAGTCCCCCGCCAGTACGTGGACGCCAGCGGTGGGCGCTTCGCCTTCCACCGCCCTCCGTAGGCGTTCCTCGGACCCGCTTGACGCGATCATGCCGACTTCTCCCGAACACGGCGGATGGCGATACCGTCCCTGGTTCGGGAGAGGGTGAACGCAAGGGTTTCTTCCTCGGGCGTGCTGGTGGTCACGATCATATACGACCCTACCCGCCGGCCCAACCGTGGCCCCAGGCGAGGTATGTCCTCCAGGATCGATAGGGCGGCGGGGACACCGACGCCGCCATCGGTGTCAATCACGATGCGCATCTTCCGACCCCTCCGGCACATCCAGCGGCAGCACGGAAACGAAGGCGACGAGCAGAAACCCGATGACAATATCTCCGATCATGTGTTCCCCCATTGGCGCTGTAGGCCCATCTGGTTGGCGCGGCACCGGATCGCGTTGATGGAACGGTTCAACTCCTTGGCGATGTTGTACGCCCTCTCGCCGACCTTCCACCGGGCCTCAAGAAGCCGCTCCTCCTTCGCGGTCCACGGGCGTCGGTCCGTCGGTGCCGCGTCGTGGCAGTAGGTACGGATGGCGGAGCGAACCGGGCCAGGCTCTCGCACCAAATGGCGGGCAATCTCGGGGATGGAGGTGCCTTTGGCGTGCAGGGCCACGAGGAGCGCCACGTCCTCGTCGGACCAGCGAACATAGTTTCTCCGACGGAGCCCAAGATGGTACGCTTTTATGCGAACCGCAGCCTCCGTCCGCCGTAACGCTCGCGCGATAAGGTGGACCGGCCTTCCCGCCGCCCAACCGTCCTCAAGGCTTTGAATGTCCTTATTGGTCCAAGCTTTCCATTCGGCCATGGCGTTACCCTCCAAACCCGTAGAAGATGATGGCGACATAGAAGGCGACGGCCAAACCCGCAGCTACGATGGCCGCGCCCATGAACAGTTCCCCGGTGGTCTCCCACCGCCGATAACGATCCGACATGACTATTCCTTTCTGTAGTGCTTGCCTCTCCACCCCCCGCGCGCCTTGACCGGCCAGCCGGCGGCGAAAGGGGGCATCTCGGACATGAGGGCCTCGAACTCCTCGACAGAGCCCCAGCCCTCGGGAACCTCCGCCACGTTCTCGTCGTAGACGTGGAGAACGATGTGGTAGCCGACCTTCATCTGCCGGCGGATGGCGAACCATTGGATGTCGCGGGCCACCGCCTGGACGACATTCTCCGTCAGCTTCCCTCCGTGGGTCTCCATACGCACCCAGCCCATCGGGCCCGACAGGGGGTTGGTGTTCCACCCCTCGTAGGAGAGCGACCATTCGTCACGGGCGCGCGTGCTAGCGGTCAGGCGCGGACGGTGGTAGGTCAGGGGCCGGCCCGACGGCAGGATGCAGTAAAGAGCGTCCCCCCGCATGAGGTATGTGATCCCCCTGTGGCTGAACTCGCGGCCCGGTTCGATCACGGCTGCGATGGCGCACCCTTCCAGACCGTACATCTCAGGAACCCACCGCCCGCGTCCCCTCCGGTGCTGCCCGCCCCAGAATTCGACGATCCGGGGCGACGCGTCCCGCCACGCCAGGATGCTGGTCTTCATCTCCTCTTCGGTCATGAACTGATCGGCGCCGAAGTTCTTCCATGCCCCGATCCAGCCCCGGTAGCCGGACGCCAGTTCCGCGACCTTCCCCAGCTTCTTCCGGAGCGGGTGGTGGGTGCCCGTCTCCTCCTTATGCCGTAGGAACTCCTCGAAAGGGACGCCCGATATCTTGCTTGCCGACATCTCGTAAATCTTACCGTGCGTCCGGAACACCTCCTGGCGCCATTCCTCGCCGGCCAGTTCCGCCAGAACCACCGCTTCGATGGCGCTGTAGTCGGAGCAGATGAGGTCGTGCCCCGGCCCCGCGCAGAAGAAGGACCGGACGCAGCCGGCCAGGACCGGGAGAGCCGCGTCCCAGTGGTATTCGACGCATTCGAGGGAGCCCGTCCGCAGCGTTTCGCGGGCGTCCGCCGTGGCCTTCGCGTTCCACTCGGTTACCGCGCCCCGACCGGCGTCCGCCCCGCACCACGGGCACGACGGCTTCGACTTGCCAAAGTGCCGGCCACAGGTTCCGCATTGGATCACGTCGGGGCCGCCGCTCGGAAGGTTCGTTGCCTGCGGACCGTTGCCCGTCGTCCGCCCCGTCCGTGCCCCGTGGTAGGAGAACAGGTCGTGAAGGCGTCCATCGTCGCAGAGGTGATTGCGGAGGGCGAAGAGCTTCTTGACGCTGGCGGAGCCTATGGATTGTCGGATTTCGAGCGCACGCCGGGCCGCCGGCGGCAGGTCACCGCGTGATAGAGCACCCGCCACGCCATCTTCATCCAGGCTGGGCAGATGAACTCCGAGACCGCCGAGCCACCCAAGGAGCTTTTGTATCTCGGATGCAGACGCGACGGTGCCGCCCGTGACATGAGTGAGTTCCGCATTGTAGGTCTCCAAGGCTTGTTCGAGGACCGCGATAGCGGGGTGCAGGAGTTCGGTATCGACCGCCACACCCCGCCGGTTTATCTCCTGGTCCGCCTGCCAGACAGCCAGTTCGTCCGGGCTCAAGTCCGGGATGGCCGCAGAAAGGTCACCCTCGGCCCGGATGTCCTGGGCGCAATAATCGTACAGGCGGGGGCCATCTTCCGCGTCCGTGGCCGGGTCCAGCCGTAACCGGGCGTCCTTCTTGGTCGGGTTGCGCGGGACCGAGAACTTGGCGAGAAGCCGCTTTCCGTCCGTATCCTTCCGGGCTCCGGTGGAGAACACGTTCCCCGCCTCCAGAAGGGCGCCTGGCAGCGCATGCGCCCGGCTCTTGGCCATCGCGTCCCGAAGCTGCTGACGCGGCAGCGGGGGCCACCCCATGCGGGCGACGCAGACTTTCTCCCAGATCCACGCCTCGAACCCGCAGTTCCACGCCTCGATCAGGCCGCCCCGCGCGATGTGATCGAACAAGTCGGACGGCGGGGGCATGCCTGGAACCCAACGACGGGGGCCACGTCCGTCCTTTAAATTATAGGCGAGGACGAGCACTTCGGTTGTCGGATGCTCCGCGTACCGGGCCATCCCGACGACGCCGAGCCCCTTCTTCCCCTTCGGAGCGCCCGCCGGCCCTCGCCACTTACCCTCTTCGGGTACCCACACGTACCCCGCCTCGCTGTAGGTCTCGAAGTCCATATCGGCAAGAACCGTGGCTACCCCCAGGCCGGCCACAAGGGTAGTTCCCGCCGGGAGATCCGAGGGGGAGGGCGGGGGCGGAGGGACGGGGACCGCAATCATTCCTCCTCGCTCCCCTCGGTAAGGATGTCCTCGACGCCCACCCCGATCTCGAGGACGACCGCGGCGCCCGCGCGGTCCAAGTCAACCACCGGATACTCTTCCTCCGAGATGCGGAGGAAAACCTCCGCATCGGGGCGGTGCCGGCACAGCTTAAGCCATAGCTCCGCAACGGTCATGGCCGTTTCCTCCCTAGTAGCTCTTGCCGCCGGACGCCGCGCGAGCTTCCGCCTTGTGGTCAGATCGGACCGCATTAAAAGCCATCTTCTCCTCGACGGCGCCGCCCAGGTCCAAGCCGAGGGCGCCAGCCAGATCGGCGATGCGGATCATGGCGTCTGCCAACTCGACCTCGATCATTGGGCGATGCGGCAGCTTATCGTCCATCAAGCCCTTCCGATGGCCTTCCATGGCCTCGGAAATCTCGGAGTGAATTAAACATAGCTTGGTCGGTACAAGGCCGTCGCCAAATTTCGCAACGTCTTGAGGGTTCCACCAACCGGCCTTCGCGCTCGCCCCGTGGGCGGCGTCCACCAAGGCATTGACGGCGGATTTCAGGCCATCGAAAGTGGTCATTCTGCGGAGGCCTCCTGGCCTGTCTTGAGGATGCGGCTATGCCGGCCGCACGTATCATCTGGTTCGGTGCAGAGAATGGGGTGACCAGTCATGGACGTGTCCTCCCTAGGCAGCCATCATGCCGTGCTGGATCAACAGTGCGTCGGTCCAGCCCGCCGCGATGAACTGCTCGTAGGTGTTCCCGTTGGCCTTGGCCGTCATCTGACGAGCAGGCGGGGCAGCCGGCGGCGGAGCAACGGAGGGACCGTTGAGGAACGCCGGGTTGGGGGCCACCACCGGTCCAGGAGCAGGAGCAGGAGCAGGAGCAGGAGCAGGAGCAGGAGCAGGAGCAGGAGCAGGAGCAGGAGCAGCCGGGGGCGTAAAGCCACCGACCGGTGCCGAGGAGGCCCCCGGCGGAAGGGCGACGCCCTGCCCGAAGCCAACGGCGGTCGGATCGGGACCGACCACGATTTCCTCCCCGTAGGCGGCCAGGGCGACCATCGAGTGATTGAGGTAGACGCCCGGTTGCTGCTGGGAGCCGTTGCCGGCGACCGTGCCAAAGACCTGAACGAAGTAACCGAGCTTCACGGCCCCAACCTCGGTAATGGCCTGCGTGCCGTTGGCGTTGAAAACCTTGGGGGCGAACCCGGAAGAGAACTTCAAGATCCAGTTCCCCGCGTGGCCGGCCCGGTCGCATGGCTTCCGGCCGGACTTGTCGGGAATGGCGCTATCACCGTCGAGAACCTTCCAAGCGAAGGTGGGAGACTGCGCTTGGCCGCCGGGGAACGCCGCATGCCCGACCTTCCAGATCAGGGCGCCCCATTCGGTCTCGGCCCAATGCCGCTCGGCGCTCTTGGGGATGGCGAGAGCGAAAAAGTACTGGACACGCGGCTGTCCGGCGTTCGCGCCGCTCTTGACCACGAGGGGGCGGCCTTCCGCGTCGGTATCCTGCCCCTCGTACAGGCTTCCGGCGACCAGACGGCCAACGGGCGTCAGGATATTTACTGTTTCGTTGCTCATTTGCCGAACACCTTTCGTGCTTTATCGATGGAGATAGGAGAGAGCTTAAGTTCACCCTCCTTTCGTTGAGAGTAGCCGGAAATGACAGCAGCGTCAACACCAGCGTCACGGGC